ATACGAATACCTTCTTAACAGGAAACGTACCACCTCTAGGCATATTCTGCATATTAGGGTCAGCACCACTGAATCTTCCTGTGGCTGTTCTGTGTTGTAATAATCTCACATGAAGCTTGCCATCAGTCTTAACGTGTGCCTTGATACCCTCTACAAAAGAACTTAGGTATGAGTCCAAAGCTGATAAACGTTTAACATCTGTCAAGAAATTGACAGCATCTGTCATGTTGTTACGTTTAGCCATGCTTTGTAATATATCTAAGTTAGTCTTGGAAACACCAAAGCCATTAGCAGATACCCACTTAGAGTTTGGTGCTTTAAATTTTAGTCCTGCTACTAATCCAAGAGATTGAAGACTATAACCATAACCACCACAGTCAAGGTGCTTAGTGGTATTTGCGTAAGGAGTTCCATTCTTTCTTACCTTTCTTATCTGACCTGTACCATTACAACCTCTACACGATACAGCTTTTGTTTTATATACGATGCTTGAGTTCTTAGATACAGTATCATTGAAATGATTCTTGTCCATATAGGGAGTAAAGGCATTAGCCCACATAGTTTTATCATGTGGCTTTCTACTATATATAACCCAAGACATTTGCTCTGGACTATTTAAATTAATAGGTGTGTCACCCATTAGATTTCTAATCTGAACCTGTAGTCTTTTCTCTATCTCTAGTTTCTCAGACTCAAACTGAAACCTAACCTCTTCTAGTTTCTCCTCATCCACAGCAAATCCTGTGTTGTATATATGAGCAAGGGTAACACACACTCTGTTAGTAAGTACAACACACTCCATCAATGCTGAATCTGTAGTCATCAATCTTTTTGTTAGCTTTTCTGCTAACTGCTGTGTTGCATGTAAGTCTGCTGACAAGTAGGATGATAATTCTTCAGGTGGTATCTCGTCAACACCTATACCCTGTTTGAAATATTCCTTCAAGGTATCCTGCTTCTTAGTATCTAACTCATACCTTTCAGCACAAGCTTCTAGTGACAATGGTTCTTTCTGTCCACGTTGCAAGACGTATTCGCCTAGCATTGTATCAAAGACAGGACCATCATACTTGAAGCCACACTCCCATAGCCACATTAAATCGTATGCTATGTTGTGTCCTATTAATATAGTAGCATCATCTAAGTGTTGTTGCACACCACTGAAGTCATCTCTATATAAATATTCTTCTCCTTTATCTGTCAAACATCCAACCATAACAAGCTTATTGTCAGGCTCAAATGGGTCGAGATACATCTTACCATCACGTTTAGTGACAGTGTTTTCTACATCTATTGTAAGTTTCATATCTACTCCTCTATGCTGTAAATCTAGCTATTCTGTAATCAAGATTACAATTAATCATACCATGCCATCCTGTTACTTTATTCTTAACAACATTAATATGCCTTAAAGTTGACTGTTCGTCAACCCCTTCTACTTGAGCAGGTTGACCAATCAATAACATCAAGTCTGCTTCAGCAGCTTTACCTGTACGTGAGCCTTCCATCATAGCTTGATTAAGAACCTGTCTACCTTCAGCTTCAGCTGACAACTGTGACATATAAAATACAGCACAACCATATGTCTTTGCAATCTGTCTAGCATATATTGCATTAGCTTTTAGCATCTCATCAGGTCTAGAGTAACTACCCGACCTAGCAAACTTATCTCCCATATCGAGTACAACTATATCAGGTCTCTCTGACTTACACATTGTTTCTACCCAAGACATATCTTCACCACTAACGTCTTTAATCTTTACGTTCTTGGTTACATCTTGGTAGATAGTCTTAGCTTCCTGAATGTTAGCCTGTATCTTTTCCTTTGGAAAGCCTGTCGATGCTTGTATATATCTGAATGCAACTCTGTCATAAGACTCTTCGTTACATAAGACTACACACTTAGCTCCTTGTCTTGCCATACCACCAGGACCTACTAACATAGACGCATGGAAAGAAGTCTTACCTGTATTAGGTCTTGCTCCTATCTCAACAAGGTATCCTGCATTTACACCCTCTACCTTACGTGCCATCTCAGGTATATTGAATGTCCATTTCATCTGTACAGATTGCTTTGCCATGATGGTATCAAAAGATATATCATCCCACTCAATCTTTACTTCAGGTAGAAAGTTATCATTATACTTGTCAAGTAAATCACGTAATGGTCTAAGGCTTTTCTCCGCACCATTCACATAATCAAATCCTAGATTTGCTATGTCCTCACCTATGACCTGCTGAAATAATTTAGACAGCACGTCTTGTGCCACGTCAGTACCCATAGGTTGCTCACGTTTTACTGTATTGAACAATGCACTATAACCTTGCTTCTGTGCAGTAGTCATAGATGGATTGTTAGCCATGAACAATGCTTCCACCTCATCAGGTGTTACATCTCTTTTATATTTATTCATAGCATAATCAATAGTATGCTTTAGCTTTCTTGCATCTTTACTGAACAGTCTATCAGGACACTTAGAACCACGATGGTCTGTGTAAAAATCTTTGTTCATTAAGCTACGTAGTAGGGATAGTTCCATATTGGTTCTCCTTTGGGGTTAAGTTAATTAAGTTTTCTATATCATCTTTCTTCTTGTACTTCAAATCATCTTGCAATCTTAGCACCTTAACATCATTTACGTAGGCTCTCAGTTCCTTTGCAAATGCCATCGTCTTGGGTAGAGCATCAGGGTCTAGTGCTATTATTGCTGTTGAGAATTGTGAGAGATACCTCTTGTGAGATTCGGATAATGACGTACCCAATACTGCTACCCCAACATATACTTCACTATCTAAGACTGAAGCACTCACACAATCCTCAACAACTACTGCGACCTTACCATGTCCTGAGACAAAAGGCAAGTCACTTTTTCCATATCGTTTCCATTTAGGTATTCTTTTTCCTAAGGACCTGCCATTGGCATCAACAATTCTGCCTTCATGCATGACAGGGAAAACAACTCTGTGTTCCTTGACATCATACATAAGCTTGTCTTTAGGTATATCATAATAATTTTCTTTATCGTAAGGCACTATATACTCAGGCATTACGAAGGGTTCGTTGTCTTTCTCCACATCCTGTCTGTGCTTTTTTATATCACTAGCAGATAACGACACACGTTTAGAGCCTGACAGTTGACAAGAAGATTTATAACAGTTCCATAACATCTGACCCATGTTGTTGGTGACAGTAAAAGTTTTATACCCATTACAAGATGGACAGTTAAGCCTTTTACTTTCTCCTATACTTAAATCTAATTCATTAATGTACATATTAATATTCATATATCACTCTCCTTGTCGGCATTTAATTGCTTTTACCATGACTTTTTCGTAATGTCAATGCACTTTCTGCACTAGCATACGTATTTTTCATGTAAGGTTTAACAGATTGTGGGTTAGCATGACCTGTAACTGACATAATCTGACCCATGGATACACCTGCTTCCACCATTTCAGTTGTTCCTGTACGTCTTAAGTCTGAAATACGTAGTGTATCAGGTAGATTAGCTAACTCCATTACTCTACGTGCTACTTTTGATAGCCTTTGCATAGTGTATGGTGCATACTTACCACCTTTTGCAGTAGGATATGGTGCTACGTAAGGCTGAAAGTCGTAATCTTTTGCCTGTTGTTTAAGCATTTCTAATAAGTCAAGTGAAATTGGTAGGTGAACTACACTTCTTCTCTTGGACTGTTGCAAATTTAGCACACTTTTATCAAAATCTATGCTAGAAAACTGCAACATTCTCATATCGCCCACCCTCTGACACCATTCGTAAGCCATTTGTACTATCAATCCTATGTTTCTGTACTTAAAATCAGCATAAGCTGCATCCAAGAACTGTATGACTTGGTCTTGTGTCCATACTGTGTTCCTAGAATGAGGTGTCTTACGTTTGTAAGTAGCAAATGGATTAGTCTCAGCATAGCCCATCTCCATCCCATAAGAATATATCTTACGAGCAACAGAAGTAATTGCATTAGCTTGATATATTCCACGACCAAGCCATTGTTCGTATGCTCTTCGAGCTTTTGCTCCTGTCATTTTACTTATCTTTACACTTGACAAAGTGTTTCCATCTACTTCAGTAGCCAATAAAACTCCTGCACAATATTGATAATCGTGTTTAGTTTTATCAGCTAACACCTTGAAATCATTAGATAAATAATACTTATCTACCAAGTCATTCAAATTTAATTTTGTCATTATTTACTCCTGTAATAATTACATCTTTCGTTGTATTTAATGTGTGACCTATGCCATGCCCTATGTCTACTTGTTTGACATGTCCTTCTAAAAAGATTACCTCTCCATATAGGGGTCGGATTGCCCACCTTTTCATGTGCTTTATATGTTCATCTATAGCTTCGTCTAAAGTTTCTCCTTGTATATATTCTACTCTACTAGTAGGATAATCTATTGGAGAATCATATCTATCGTTTGAAGTATATACTACTGTATATTTTTTTATATCCATAACAATAACTTATTTAACATCCACATAAACTCTTATGTGAGATGACTCATTCAAACCTTGACCCCAATAGGTAGCACCTGTACCTTTGAGTTCTTCTTTGATGTGTTGTCCACGTACTCTCATCTTGTATGAGTCTTTGTTAAGATACTTCTTCATAGTGTCAACAAACTCTTGACCATCTGTGTCATTAGGTATCTCGCTGAATACATAGTTACAACCTTTCTTGTGTGTTGCTTTCTCGTATTCTCTTTGCCACATACTTGCTCTTTTCTCTAGAGTCTGAATTCTTTTCCAAGCTACGTCATATGCTTCAGCAGTTACAGTAGGTTGTCTATTCACTTCAGCTAAGGCTTCCTTGACTTTGTTGAATGAGTGTTTCTCTACCATGTTCATGGCTTTCTCCTTCCACTTATCACGTTCCTTAGCTATCTTGAGTGCTGTATCTGTAACACCTACTTGTCTGTTCAGCATACGTTCTTGATGCCTAAATGCTCTGACTAAGTACACAACATCCATGTCTGCGATTCGTATGGGTTCATCTCTATGATAAGAATGATGTTCTACTTCATCTAACTCATACATATCGGCAGGTAGTTTACCATTTATTGCTTCTGCTATTTTAATTAACTGTTTTACTTTCATGCTACTTCTCCTTCTAGCCATTGTGGTTTCTGTGTATATTTATATCTAGCAAATTTAAGTTTGTCAACCCTATAAAAATTTCTATATGCTTCAATAGGAAAGAACTCATCTGTCTTCAAGTCATCATGCCCACTAAAACATTGTGGGTGTGGTGTTAAAGGACCACTTGGTATACAGTCTATGCCTTTGTATAAGGCAATACTATGCTTACCTGCACCATGCCATTTGCCATACCTTTCATGGTACTCACATAACATACAACAATACAAGTCATATGCAAATCTATAGTTTTCAATAGTCTCCATTGCCCATAGGGTGCAAGGGTGCTTCTGATGTACAGGTTTGTACAACCCATGCTCCTCTGCATAGTCAGGTGCATGATGCCATAGTGTAGTGCATAGCATCTGTGCTTCTTCAAGTGGCATCTTAACTATGTGTTGGTCACACAAAGACTTAGCAATCTCTTGTGGTGTTTGTTCTATAATAAATCTATTCATCTGTAATCCCCCATATGGTATTATATTTTTCTGTTAATTGCTCAATGACATTCTCAATACAATCCCCAACAGTAAAGCTACTGCCATCATTATCCTTTGGTTTATCGTACAACTTAGCTTGTTTAACTTGTTGTTTAATGTCATACATATCGCATAGCATATCACCTATATTCATTTCTTACTCCTTTCAATATCCCACCTATAAAATATGTGGTCATCTATTCTTGTTACATAAGT